ACCCGCCATCATCCATCCCATCTAGCTATTGGTCACTTGGTGGGGAAGACGGAATCGAACCGCCACCAACGCCGCGCCGTGCTTGCCGGCGAGAAGCGCCGCTGCACCCCTCAACACAACGGCAGCGTCAGTGCCGCCAGGCATCCCCAAGACTGACTACGCGCCCAACCGCCTAAACCACCTCACGACACATCACAACCTGTTCCCGTTGCCGCCCCTCCGGGTCCCCAATCGTGATAATCTCCAACCGCCGGTTCTGCCACACCAACCGATGCCGATTCGTCAACGCCACCCCACCGGCCCCGGCCCGCAAATTCACCTTATGGCTAATGGTCGCCTGCACCTGATCCGCCGCCGAACTAAATTGCTCCTGGCCCAACTGGGTGCGCACGCGCCCCCACACCGTCGCCACCGTCGCCCAAGTCGGCGTCTGCCCACCCATGCCATCGGCCACAACCGTCATCGCCTCAATCGCAATCCGCTCGCGCAACTGCCCAGCCTGCATTGCCAATCTCCTTAGCGCCTGCCACAATGCCCTCCCTTATCAGGGGAGGGCTAGGGAGGGGTCAGCGCACCTCATACAAATACAACAGCGAATCCACCGCCATCTGCACCGCCCCGCTCGACACCGTCACCCCCGCCGATACGACCACCGCCTCCCGGTTCTCATACCAATGGCCAATCAACAACAGCATCGCCTGCTTCAACGGGGTTGGCACCGCCGCCGCCAACCCATAACCCGTGGTATAGGTAATCGCAATCGGCCACTGCGGCCACAACTCAACGGTAGGCCAATCCTGATTGGCTGCCAAGCAGAAGAAGCAATTATCCGGCGTCAATGTGTAAACCGTTGATGCCAATGTCAACGTATTGCCCCCATCGGTCTTATAAGTCACACTGCTAATCGCCCCCACCGGCGGATACGTCAACGCCAGGCACTCCCCTGGCCACCCATCCAGGTGCTGCCGCCACGTCTGCGTACAGAGCGAAATCCAACAGCGCTGCTCCACATACACCCGCGCCGTTGTAATCAGCGCCGTGATATACGTGTCATCATCCGCATGTTCCACCCGGCAATGGGCCTTCGCCTCCGCCAACGTAACCGGCTCCACCGTGGGACCCGTCACCAAAACCGGCAGCATAAGCACCTCACTTGGTCGCCACAATCCAACAGGCTTTCTCCCCGCTTACCGCGGCGTCAAACCAATACTGATTCAGGTTCCCCGGCAACTCGATGGACGTACCCGGATTCAACGGAAACCCCGTGGTACTCGTCACCCCATTGCCCACAGGATCACCATCCCCAACCCAAATTACACCCGTATTGGCCGGATGCGCCGCCACGCGGACAGCCAAAAGAACCGGCGTCGCTGTCCCCCGCACCGCCGTGCCGGCCGTGGTCACAGTGATTTGTCCACTAAGTACCATAATTTACCCCTTACCGCTTGCGCTTCGGCGCCGTCGCCGTCTCGCCATCCGGCGCCGCTGTGGCCTCTTCCTCCACCACAGCCGCAGGCGGAAGCACCGCCTTGCCCATGCGCAACAGCAAAGCCGCCTCCGCCGCACTCACGGCCACCAACTCCCCAGCCTCTCGCGCCACACCCCCCGCCACCGTCCCCCGGACGATCACAACCATCACATCCATCCTATTCCTCCTATCCCTCCCAGCTTTGCGCCAATCCGGTGAAGGGGCAACCGTCACCCGGTCACCCCTTCACCCAGATCACTAGGTCGTCAACGCATCCAACATCGCACTGAAAGAAGCCGGTTGCCGCACCGCAATATCAACATCTTGCAGCACCACCACCCGCACCGTGCCAGTTGTCGAGACCGTGTAGGGATCAACCAGCAGATCCAGACCGCCCCACATACCCATCAGCAGATCCCGCCAGTTGCCAAAGAAGATCGCCGAACAAACGCCCGTCGATGTCCCCTTGGTCAGCGCCGAACTTACCTGATTGCTCACCAGCGCCCGATAGCCATTGAGCGGCGTCGGCCCATCCTGCCACGTCCAGATACCAGTACTGCTGGCAACTTCGGTCAGCTTCAACTTCCCGCGCACCCGCGTGTTGGTGACGTAGGCCAGATTGCCCACGTCGGCATTGTCTTGCGCCACCTCGGTCTCCAGACCGACCAAATGCGTGCGCGTCGGCGCCAGCCCGTTGGTGCCGCCCGCCACACTGCCAATGCCCGCCGTGGCCGCAATGCCCGTTGGCTGGTTGCTGCTCCCCAACCCATGCAGCCCCGCCCGATCAATCTCCAACCCCGCGATGGTCGCCAAATCCGTGCGAACAAAGGCTTCCACATCCAGGCTCGACTGCTTAAGCAGCCTGCGGCTCATATCGGTAAAGGCGCCCAAGGTCTTTGGATTCATCGTCACCTGGTCGAACGCCTGTAGGCTCTCGGTCGGCGCACCACTTTCCGCCACCCAATAGGCCGTTGCCCCGCCCGTCTGCCGCGGAATCGCAACATCACCCACCAGCCCAGACAGCACCGTAATCCCGGCCTGTTGCAAGACCATGCGATTACGCAGCAGATCAATAAAGTTCTGCGCCAGCAAGTTGGTCGCCACCGTGTGGCCGCCCGCCGTGGCCGTACCCTTCACCACGTCGCGCTGTTCGCCCGCCATCCAGTCATAAGGGACAAACAGCCCCTGGGGTGTAATCCCCATGCGCTTGGCCACCGCCTCGCTCGCCTCCAGTTCCAAGCGCGCATTCCGCCAGTCACCGGTAGCCGCTGCGTTAATCGCCTTCACCAGGCTATACTGGCGGATCTCCTGCGGATTCATCCCAATATTGGGATCAGCCATCGGCACCGGGCGCACCCCCCGCCGATCCGGCTGCAACATCTGCGCCTCGCGCTGTTGCAATTCCTTCTCCCGGTCAATCCGGCCCTGAATCGAATCAGCCTCGCTGATCAAATCAGCATAGCGCTTCTCCTCATCAGCGGTCAGATTGCGCCCATCCTTCTCCGCCGTATCCAACAGGCCACGCGCCAGCGTCACCTTCCCCGCCCGATCATGCTGCCACTGCAAAATCTTATCCATTGTCATCGTCTCCTAGATAGCTATAACCTGTAGGGTTATTCTTATTTGAATAAATCCAACCGCCGCCGCATCACCGCCAAGCGCGCCCGCGCCGACTCCGCTGCGTTGCCGTGCAATCTCCCCCGAAACTGCGCCGGCATCTCCGGTATGTAAAATGCGCTGCCGGTGGGTGAGCCTGTCGAACCCGCCGAACCATCACGCACACTTACGCTCGTCTGTGGGTACGCCGGAAACGTCACCGGGCTGACCTCATACAACTTCACCTTGGTCAACGTCCGCACCAGCTCCCCATCAATCTCGTCCCACTCCTCATCAAGCGCCCGGAAGAGGAAACTCATCTGGTTCACATCCCCGCGCTCAATATTCGCCATGAAGTGCTGGGCCAACTGCGTCGCCGGCGGCTCGATCTCAATCCGCAGCCCCAGATCATCCTCATTCAGCCGCAGCGTATTGTTGGTGGACCGCCCCAGCACATAGTCCGGGTTATGGTTCCACAGCGCCCGTACATCATCTATTAACGATGCGGCAAACGCCCCCGCCCGAATCTTCTCCCGGAAGCCCCAGCCCAACGGCAGCGACAGTTGATCAAACACCGCCGCATACCCCCGCATCATCGCGGGATCACCCTCGCTGCGCCGCTCCAGCGTTATCGCGCTGCTATAAATGCGCTTCTCTACCTGCTCAGTCATGTTGCCCTTCCGTTTCCTGGGAAACACCTACGCCGCCGCCACCACACAGTCGCACCCGTTGTGAATGGGGCCGTGCCGCGCACTCCGCCGCACCAACATCAACCCTTGGTCGCCCCCATCCAGATACTCACCCCCCTGGACAAAGTAACCAGCAATCCCCACCACCCGACCATTGAGCGACCGACACGCATTACAACTGGCCCCCGTCGCCAGCCAGCGCAAATACTGCACCCCAAAAATGGCGTAACTCGCAATCGCCAGCGCATTCCCCGCCTCGGTCGCCTGGCGCTGGGCCATCGCCTCCGGGCGGCTCTCTTCCCAGCCCGTCACACGCTGCTCAATATATTCCGCCGGGTCGGCCCCATCCGCCTGCGCATCGCTGATCAACGCCTCCAACTGTCGCCGACTCGCCGCCACATGCCCATTCGCCATAGCCGCCAAATAGTCGTCGATAAAGGCGCGCAACTCATCATTGACGCCGGCGTCATCCTTCCCCAGTTCCGCCGCCGCCGCCGTCATCGCCTGCCCGGCATAACTCTGCAAAAGCGCGGAAAAAGCCTCACGGACCACACTAGGGAACTCGTCATAAAACTGGCCCAACCAAATGCGGAAGTCCGCCAGGCTCCGTTTGCGTAAGTGCTTATCCACCGCCTTGCGCAGATCCGCCACCTCGCGCCGCACCACCCGCTTACTCACATCCTGGAAGAGCGGACGCATCGCCGAATGCAACGCCACCTTGGCCGCCAACAGATCATCCCGCCGCTGCGCCTCCTCATCATCCCCCAGCCCGCGCCACTCCCGTTTGCCCGCCGCTGCATCATTGCCCCCTCCCTTATCAGGGGAGGGCTGGGGAGGGGTCCCCGCCGCCGCCATATTCAATGGCCGCATCAACTCATCCCCACCATCCAGCGGATTCAAATTCTCTTTCTCTCTGGCTTCATTCGGCGTCATCCACCCCGTCGTAATCGCGCTCTGGTACGCCTGATACCGGCTGCCCGTATCACCGCGTAACAGCCCATCGACCAGGAACTCGGCAAAATAGCGCTCCCGTTCCGCCGGCGAAAGCAGATCCCGGTAAATGCCCTGCTCCCAAATCGCCAACCACGGTGCCAGCGTGAATGTCACAAATTCAATGCTCTGCTGCTCAATATTGCTAAAGGTTGCCCGCTCCAAATCCCCGATCATGTGGGGCGGCACACGGAAGATACTGGCAATCTGCGACCGCTGAAACTTATTATTCTCCAGGAATTGGGCATCTTGTGGCGGAATCCCCACCGTTGCCACATCCATGCCCTCTTCCAAAATCGCCACCCGGTGGGCATTCGCGATCCCCTGGTGGCGCGCCTCCCAACTATCCATCAACCGATCAAACGCTGGCTTGCTCAACTTCCCCGGATGCCTCAACAAGATGCCAGGCTTGGCCCCATTCTCAAAAAATTTCGAGCCATACGCCTCCAGGTTATTGCTTACCCCCAACGTCCTTTCCATTAACCGGATCGGCGAATAGCCCAGCAGCCCATCAAAGCCCAACCCCCGCAAATGCAGAATCTCATACCACTCAAAATCAACGCTGCCATACTCCACCGACGAATAGCGATACCGCAGCGACAAATCCGGCAACAGCCGTTCCACCGTCATCCGATCCGGTCGCAACGGCCAAAGCTCCATCACCTGCGCCCGCCGGTTGTAAACAATCTGTGCATACGCATTGCCCCACGTCGCCAAATGCCCCATCAGCATCATCCGCATCTCGACGCTCGTATGCTCCGGGTTGGGCAAATCATGCAGCAACCGGTACAGTGGATGGCCCACCGCCCGCTGCTTACTCCGCCCCTGCCGCTCATAGAAGATAAAAGGCAAACTCGCCAACGACTCTGCCAACACGCGCACGCAGGAGAAGACCGCCGCAATCTGCATCGCCGACGAAGGCGTCACCGGTCCATCCCCCCGGATCAACCCGCGCAACGTCACCATAAGATCATTACTCAGCGTAACCCCGCGCTCGTCCGCTTCCCACAACCGCGAAAGAATCCCCATGTTGTCCTAGCCTCGGTCAGCCTGCTTATGCTTGGCGCGATAGCGCTGGATCGCCTCCCAGCGTGCCACCCACAAACTCAGCACGATTAATAACAGCCCCAGCGCCGCCAACGCCCCCACCACGCCAAATTGCAAATAGATCGCCGCCAGCAACACCACCACACCTAGCAGCCCAATGCCATCACTCCAACCCATCATGCCACCTCTGTCAACCGAAACTCCTGGCGCATCGCATTGATCTGCGTCGGCGCCAACTTGCCCGCCGCCACCAGCGCCGCAATCGTCTTTCGGTTGATCGGCACCCCACGCCACGCCATATACGCCGCCTTGTTGCTGAACCGCACCCCGTTCACCCGGCTATTGATCAAATGCGCCCCGTGGGTGCGTAACACCTCAACCAATCGCTCTTGCACCGGTGTCAATGACCGCTCTTTCATAAGAAGCGTAGCTCCTGTTCCTCATAAATACTCTGGCCACCGCCATGCCGCACCGCCCGATCCAGCCCCATAATCAGCGCCACCATGCCATCAATGCGCTCGGTGCTGTGCTTTTTGTCCGGCTTCAAGTTGCCTGCGCCATCTTCCGCAGCGATCAAATTATCCGCCATCCACGTCAACACCGGATTGCCGCCGTGGTTGATCTGCCGGGAGAGGATCAGCTTCTCCAATTCCTTCATCGGCGCCGACATCGACTGGAAGCCCTGCCCCATCTGCACCATCGTCAGCCCATCATTCTCCAACGTCTGGTACACCTGCGCCGCCCCCCAACGGTCGAACGCAATCTCCACCACGTCAAAGCGCTGCGCATCCTCATCCACCTGGGCATAGACATAGCTATAATCGATCACATCCCCCGGCGTCGCCTCAATGAGACCCTGTCTCACCCAGCTTTCATAATTGACCCCATCCTTGCGGCTCCGTTCGCGCATCGCCGTCTCTGGAATCCAAAAGCGACACAGCACCTGGTACGGCTCACCTTCAATCTCCGGGGGAAACACCCACACCAATGCCGTAATATCCGTTGTGCGGCTCAAGTCCAACCCACCATAGCAACGCCGGCCCCGCAACCCATTTTCATCCACCGTGCCGGCACATACCCGCCACACATCCGGGTCAAGCCATTGCGTTTCCGCCTGTGTCCACACGTTGAGATGAAGCCGCAAGAAGCTATTCAGCGCGCTCGGCATCTCTTTGGCCTTCGTCGCCTTTCGCTCCAAATCATCCGGCTTCACACTCAGCCCAAAATTAGGATTTGCCTTCGACCACGTCTCCGGCAACCGCCAATCATCCCCCTCATCAATCGTGAAGATGATCCCAAAGAAGCTGTCATCCTTCGACACCTGGTTAAGAATCTTCTGCGTGTATTCGTGCAGCTCCCAGCACAACGACGCCCGATTAAAACCCGCCGTGGTAATCCCCAGCATCAACGGCTGCCGCCTGGCGCCCGTCGCCGTCTCCAACACATCCCAAACATCCCTGTTTTTATGGGCGTGCAACTCATCCACCACCGCCCCATGAATGTTGAGACCATCCATGCTGTCAGCATCCCGCCCCAACGGCTCAAACTTGCTGGCCGTCCCCTCCACATGCAGATTGTCCTTAAAGACCCGAATCCGCTTGCGCAAGAAGGGTGACGCCTTTACCATGCGGGTTGCTTCACTGTGCGTAATTCTGGCTTGGTCGCGCTTCGTCGCCGCCGTATAAACCTCGGCCCCTGGCTCCCCGTCGGCATCAAACAAATACAAGCCAACGCCCGAAGCCACCGTACTCTTCCCGTTTTTCCTGGGCACCTCTACATACGCCGTCCGAAACCGTCTGAGACCGTCCGCCCGGCGCCATCCGAAGATCACCCCAATCAAAAACTGCTGCCACGGCTCCAACGTCAACGGCTGGCCGGCCCACTCGCCCTTGCTATGCCGGAGGAAGCGAAAAAACCCAATCGCCTTCTCCGCCGCCCGCTCATCAAACCGCAACCCCCGCGCGCCACCCTCCTCCAGGTCACGTTGATGCCGCTCGCAGGCCAACCTCACCCACTTACAAGCCGGCGTCCGCCCCTCTAACACATCCGCCACGTACCCATCAACCCCGCTCATCGATGTCACGCCGCCAACGCCGCTCCCACCAACCCATCACATACCCCACCACAAAAGCGATCACCAGCATCACCAAATAATCCAACGGGATCATGCGCCCCCCTTCAAAAACTCCTCATACGGGTCCGCTTCCGGCTCGGCCACCACCGTCACCCGGCTGCGGCTACTAGGCGTCATCCCAAACTCGGTCAAAAACGTCTTCATCTGCTTCATCGCCTGCGCCGCAATATTCAACCAAGGACTCGCCACCGGATACCCGCTCTCCGTCACCTCGATCATCTGGAACGTCGGCTTACTCATCTCTTCCTGAGCCTGCACCCACTGCGCCCAAGCCTGACAATAAGCCGCCAGCGCCGCCCTATCCAACTCCGTCAGCAACCCCAACTCAAACAGTTGCTTACTCGTCCGGTTCCACTCCTTCTTCGCTTCCCCGGTCAAATGCTTCGGGCAGCTAGGCCGCTTGTGGGCCGGCCTCGGCTCACTCTTATTGATCGCCCGCTTCCCCGCATTCCCGCCCAGCCGCTTCAACGCCGTCGGCTTCGGTGGTCTCCCCGCCATCCCCCCCCCTATCGCATTTCGCGGCTGCAAAAAAAGCACCACCCCGCCGGTCTACAGAGAAACTTTGTAGAGATTTGATCCCCCTACCCCCCTGCCATCGTCTTGCGGCTATGGTGGCGCTTGCACAGTGGCTGAAGGTTATCCCAGTCATCCTGCCCACCGTCACGCTTGGGGGTGATGTGATCGACTTCGGTCGCCGGTGTTGTTATGCCTTCCTTCGCGCACTCAATGCACAGTGGATGGGCACGAAGGAAGGCGAGACGCAACCGTTGCCACTGCCTATCATAGCCACGCTTGGCGGCACTACCACGCTGGTCATCATACTGGCGTTGGCGTGTGCGCTTAGCTGTACCACCACAGCCACTGCACGCACCACCACGCACAATGCCCGCGCAACCAGGCGTGCGACAGGCCGTGCCGGCACGCCGGGTCATTGCTTCAACCCATCCGCCACTCGGCGTGTCCAGGCGGCGCCATAGCGGCTGAAGGTCTTCAGCCCGACGTAGAACTCTAGGCGCAACGCTGCATAGCGCACCAGGTCGCCACCACTATCCTGCAATAGCTGATTGGCGCGGGCGGTGCCGGCGTTGACGGCTGTGTCGAAGTGCATTAGACAGAGCGGCCATTGTAGTTTGTCGGCGCCACTGGCTTGCCAGTAGTCGCGTTGGTAGATGGCCATGGCCTGGTCTTTGGTCAGGTTGGCAATGTCGAGATCTGGGTAGCTGCGCTTGCTAATGCCCATGTTGGTTTCGCCGCCAGGATCATGCGGGTCGTTGACGTAGCCGCCTTCCCATTTGAGGACAAAGGCGATGGCTCGATCCCAGTCGGTCTGGTGAATGGCGACATTGAGCAGGAGCGTGCCGGACGGCGTGCGCTCGGCTACCCAACCGGAGAGGCCGCCACGGCAACGGACGGCGTACCAGGTCAGGTTGTCAACTTGTGCGGTTTCGCCGATAAGCTTGACCTCTTCGCCGGGTTGCAAGATCAGCAACACATTAGCGTCCGCAGCACGACCGATGTAGCCGGGTGCGCTGCGGAGCTTGGCCGCTGCGTGGACCATAGCCCGGCGCCATTCGGTGGGCGATGGTGGCGCCACTGCGGTCGGCGCCGGCGTGCGGTATTCGTTGCGCATGGCTAATTTGAAATCTTCGATCACGCCGGGCTTATTACCGATTTGCCATTGATCGTGATCGTTCCAGCGGTAAAGGATGAGGGCCTGCACGGTCGATAGGCCGTTGGGCTGCTGGTTGTGTGCGTTGATCTCGGCGTAGGCGGCTTGCACCCAGCCCGTGTTGTGATCGATCCAGGCGTGATCGCCCTGGTTGCTCTCGGTGATATAAACGGGCAATTTGCGCAGGTTGGCCGGAATCGCTTCCAGGAACTCCCGGTAGACCCGAAATTGATATGCTCGATGTGTGAAGCCGGTGGCGCTCATTTTCGCTTCGCTTTGCATGAGCGCCGGGTGGGCGCCGTGGGTGTAGGCATGGATGGCAAAGCCGTCCAACATGCCGATGTAGCGGATCATATCTTGGAAGTATTTGATCCAGTCGCCTCCATCATTGCCGGGATAACAGCATTTTGCGCACCATGGCGCGACGGCGGCAACCAACACCTGATCGTTTTCGTGGCCAGGTAGATCCAGGATGGCATCCCGGCAAAATTGATAATAGCTGGCGTAGCGCTCCGGGGTGATGGGTTGGCCGCCGGGCCATTCGTTGGGATGGTTGGGTTCGTTGCCGATAATCCAGCGGCTACAGCCTGGCGACGCGGCGACCCAGTTGGCGACCCGTTGAGAAAAAATTTCATGCAGGCCAGCGCCGGGGATGGTGCCGGCAGAGCCATAGCCATGATTTAGGCGCGCAATCACGCCAATTCCACGGTCGGACCATTGGCGATAGTCGCGGCCACTGCGATTGTTGGGGTCGGCGCCTAGCTCCTCGGTGATGACGATCCATCCGGGCCGGCCAGCATCGAGCATGAGTTGCTCGCCGCCGGCGTCGTGTAGGCCGAAAATATATTGGCTCATTTTGACCTCGGTGGTAGGAGAACGGGAGACAGTGGCGGCAAGGGCGGCGCCGCTCGATCCGCTGGTGGCTCGGCCAACGTGCAAAACGAGATGGTCAACGCCAGCAGGCATAGCAGGAAGGCCAACCGCATGGTGAAGGATGCTTTTCGCTTCATGCTATGCCTACCATTCGCTTCAGCGCCTTGATGTTGGTGTCGATGGCGGCAACCAGTTTTTGTAATTCATTAGCGGCCGGCTCGACAACAACGGGATCGACCGGTGTTGGATCAACGGGCCTCACTGCACCAAGGGCGCGTTCTCGGAAGATGACGTAAAAGCTGTTATGGCCCTTTGTGTTGCCGATGACGCCGTCTTGGATTTTGCTGGATAGCCAGTGAACGCGTTCGCTCACTACGTGGCCGTCAGCGGTTTGCAGCCACACGGCGGTTTTGGCATCCATATAGAGTGGCACGTTGCCGGCTGGTTCGTTGGCCGGCTTGTCCAGTGGATAAGGCGGCGCCGGCTCGTCAGCGCGGCGCCCTTCCCACGTCCAGCCGATGCGTACCGGCAGGCCGCGCAGAAGATGCCCCTGCGCGTCTACAATGTCCACGTAGATGTTGCGGCTCCCTTGGTTTTCCTCCGGTGTGAGATGGTGCAGCAGCGCAATCTCAAAAAGCACGTTCTGACCCGTGATGGTGACGCCAGGCACATCGTTGTAGGCAATATCGTGTTGTAGGCGCTGTCGCCACTGGATAAGCAGTGGGATGTTCATTCTAGCCTCTTTAGCGTTTCGCCATGTCATTCAATTTTTGGAGCATGTCACGCAGGGCGCCGGGTACGGGTACGCCGGCCAACGCTGCATTCTCCAGGATCGAAATAAACTCATTCGCAATATAGAACCCTGCAACGATTTCTACGATGGGTAGATCCACGGACAGATGCTGTTGGATGATCGCCGTAGCGGTGATGAGCGCCAAGACGATCACTTTCTTGCCGATGCCCTGATAACTTTTCTGGCTGCTCACCTCACCCCGTTGGATGGCGACGGCAATCCCGGTCACAAAATCCAACACCATCAGCAACAATAGCACTTGCAGCACCAGCCCCAGGCTGGCCCATACGCCGGCGAGTACTCCTACGCCGGCCTTGATCACACTCAAACGCGTCATCACATCCTCCCGACAAAGCAGAAAATAAAAAGGCGCACCCCTCCCGCCTTAGCGGAAAAAGTGCGCCTGATTGGTTCAGTAACGCCTATTTATTTGTTGCTGCTTTGTCGGATCTTGATGATGCGGGGCTGGAATTCGATCAGCGCTTCCTTGTGCCCTGGTAGGATGTTGATCGAAACCTTGTAGCCGCCTTTGGTGCGCCTGAGTAACTCCGGTAATTCCGTTTGCAGTTGCCGGGCAATGTCCGCGGCAAACTGTTCATAGTCGTGAGCCTCATTTGCTTCCATGTAAGCTAGTATAGCGTATCATTTCGCAAAGCAGTAATTATATTATCGTGGAAAGAACGCTTGTTCCTTCGCGTCATTTGGCGTATTTTCCTGTGCACCGTTGGCTTGATTTTTCCACCAATCAAAAAGCCCGCACGTTTGCAACGTGCGGGCTTTTTCTCATCACTCCACCGGTCGCCAGTCGCAAATAACACCATCGTCGTCATACACGACGTAGTATTCTATCTTGCCTTGCCACTGCCGCTGAATGGTGTAGGCTGGCTGGGAGCGGTAGTGGGCCAGCCAAGCGTCAAGGCTCAAGGTCGGCCTCCATTTTAACAAAGATGACCGCCGCCGCCTGTTTGCGCGGCTGGTATTTGCCGACCATGCGCGGCCAGCGCGTCACGATCTCCTTGGAGCGGAAGCGCCGCGGCGATAGCCCGCCGCCAGATAACGCATACGCACCTTTGTGACCCGGCACGGTAGGGGTGAGCCTGATCTGCAACAGATCAGGCTCCACTTCAACAATGACGCGATCAGGGTCGCCCAGCATATCGGTCACAGCGTGTGTAATTGAAAATTGTCCGTCTTCGCTCAACGTGGCCGACAGCTTTCCTCGCTTCGCACCGCCGCCGCTATTGGCCGCAATCACTTTAATCCACGCCATCGATAATCTCCTCTGCCATCGTGTCAATAGCTGCGTCATATTCCAACCATTTTTCATGCACCCACTCGGCCAAAAGTTGGGCTTGACTGAGTTGTGGATTATTGCGCAAGGCACGCTGATTTAACGTGAGGATGCGCAACTCTTGGCGCGCCTGGGGGCCAAGTCGCAACGTTGCTGGTTCGGTCGTGGTAGCACGGCGACCAGCGCCAGCGCGTTTCCCGCCATTGTTGCGCCGGCCATCAGAGCGCGCTTCGTAAGTTTTTTCGGTCATGGGTTTGGTGTGCGGTTTGACCCCCAACCACACGAAGGGTAGGGGGATTAGGCGGCTGCTACGATAAAGCCGGGTTCCGTTACAGTGACGTACTTGCCACTGTCCAACTTGACGATGTTACCGGACTGCTGGCCGTGCGCCTTGAAGCCTGGCTGCACATCTACCAGATTGACCACCGTTGCGGGCATCCACGCCGGCGCATTGTCGCCAGCGCTGTGTAGGACTTCAACTTTTGTACCAATGTTGAATTTGTTGAATTGATTCATGATTCTGTTCCTTTCTCGTCCTAACGGTAAAAGCGTTCGGTATCCACCGGCTGAACAACCGGGGCGGTGTCCCGACTGCGGAGTACAGCCGCAAACACTGTTGCCTTGCCGGTTGTATCATCGTATTCGTTAGCGTCCATCCACGCCTTGATTTCTTCAGTGGTCATGGCGTCAGCTTCGGCGCGAAAGAATTGCTGCTTTTGTGCGTAGGTCTGGAAGTTGTCGCTGTCCGGTTTTGCTATCAGTAGGTCCAAATCGCATTCGGCCAGGCCCTCTTTTAGTTTGGGTGGGTTGTTGCGGTGTACCCATTCGCGTGTACGCCGCTCTTTTTCGATCATGTCCTTGGTGGTCTTGTAGAGTTTACGCAACTCGTGGCGGGTGATGGTACTCATGATTTTGCCTCCGGTAGACAAAATTGAACGTTGACCGATTGGCCCACCAGGCTGGACAGGATGCGCCCAACCTTGACTGATAGTCGGTTTTGCAGCCAGTCGAGCGACTGGCCATTCGGGGCGGTAATCCACCAGGTGGCGCCATCGACGGCCATGACTGTGGCACCATGCACCCATGCCTGGTACGTCGCCACAGGCATGGTAAGCTTTAGCTCGGCCAACGTGCTGGCCCAGTGCGCAACGTGTGGGTCAGTGGCCGCCGGCTCGGTGCCAGCTACTGTCACCACCGGTGATGGCGCCGGGGGAAGTTCCGCCGCTTCGCTAATTTCCGGTGCGGCTTGCGGGTAGACTAGATCCAGCGTACCGGCCTGAATGGCGTGTTGCAAGGCCGCCACATCCTGTGGGTCGAGCCAGGCGCCTTCGCCACGGGCGACCTTTGCCCGGATGAAGGCAACGTGGTTGGTGACGCCCGCAAAGGTTTTGCTATAGGTCGCTTCAATGCGGGTGGCAATCCATGCGCCTTCCATGCCGCCGTGATAGGCTTGTAGGCGCATGATCCAGAGCCAGGTGTTGAGCCGCGCAACGCCGGCGTCATCCAGGCCCGCCAAGTAGCGTTGATGGCCGTTCCAGGTTGGTGCCATGGTGGTGATCAGCAACGCAGCAAAGGCTCGTAACGGATCAACCGTTTCGGTTACGGCTTCTTCCTCACCACCACCACCATTCGGGATGGCTTCGGTTCGCGTATTGGTGGTGGTCTTATCCATATCTTTATGGTCTTTATGGTCTTTATGGTCTTTATGGTCTTTATGGTCTTGTACCTCATTTTCCAGAGGTAGCGCGTTCATTAAAAGCGCGGTGGTGTTCACCACAGACGCGGTGGTGTTCACCACAGACGCGGTGGTGTTCACCACAGACGCGGGGGTGTTCACCACAGACGCGGGGGTGTTCACCACAGACGCGGCGGGGGAACCTTTCTTTTTTGGCTGGTCGGCGCTGTTGCGCTGCCAGATCTCATCATCCAGTAGTTCAACCGTTACGCGCTTTGAGCCGCCCGCCTCGGCGGTTTCATGCAGGCGGATATAGCCCTTTTCGGCCAGGCGGCGCCGAACCTGCGCCACGGCGCCCACGGAAAAGCCACAGGCCGCCGCCGTGGCCCGTGTGCTTTCGCTACAGGCGGCGCTCTGCTCACCGCAGACGCGCACGTAATGCCCATACAGGCGGTATTCATACAGATCCAATTCATCATCGGCAATGTTGGGAACAATGTGAAAGTTGGAGCGGCGGCGCTTGGTGAAGATGTTTTGTGTTTCGTTCATGGCAACCTACTTGCTACTGATCATCGATTCGTTGAGCAGGATAACGGCGTCGCGCAGGCTATTGGTGGCGGTGATGAGGTGTTGACGAACCTGGCTATGGATACCACAGACGGGACCGGTGGTCTTGCAAGTGCATGGCCCGTGACCATTGCCACGGGCATCACTGTGTAATGCGTTGAGCAACATGCGCAGTTCACGCAGTTCACGCAGCAATTCTTTATCGGTCATGGGTTTCTCCACAAGAAAAGAGCAAAATTCGCATGTAGCCGGCTGTATGGGATTCGGCCCGATACAGCCGATTAAGAGGTGCGGCGGACAGCCAGCCCAGATGATCGAAGATCACAAAGGCGGACTGTCCGCTGACAGCATGAAACGTTCCCCGACGGGGGGGCCGTGTGTCGCCGGGTGGGGGAATGTAGATAATTCGGTCACCGGGTTGCATAATTCTCCTAATGATGGCCGTTGATCCCATTCGTTGTGGGTACCGCCAGTTCGGGCAGATCCAGCCGGATGGCGCTGATGATATGCCATTTGCGATCAGCGTTGTAGACCTTGCCGTCTTCGGCCAGGGCTTTCAAGTCGTTGTTCAATGTGCCGCGGCTGCATACTTCATCACCGCCTAGCAGGATGTGTAATTCCGTGATGCCCAATGTCAAATGTTCCGACAGAATGTTCAACAACTGTTGCCGGCGTTGTTCAACTTCAGCGCGACGTTGTGCAAGGCCAAGGTCTTGCAGCGGAATTTCTGGCTCATCCACTTGTTCAATTTCAGCTTTTTGAACATCTTCGATAGGGGTCGATTGTTCAGCCCTCTTGGGTGTTTGTTCAACGGGGGCGGCTTCCGGCTGACGCCCATTGTTCAACTCAGCCATCATTTCGCCCAGCGCGTCATCAACAAAGGCTTTGATGACGCTGTCTACCTGTTTTTCAATATGGCGTTGAATCCTGCTGACATCCACGTTGCGGAAGGCGCTTGTCATCGACTCGGCAACGCTGTCTTTGATAAAGCGTTTGCTATCACGATGCACCCGCTCCTGTTCGCTACGCTCGGCCAGGCTGACGGCCAGGGCCAAAATAATCTCTACGACAAAGGGCGGCGCATAGCCCAACAGGTAGGCGGTGAAGTTGTCCAGTTTGTGGTGCTGATAGGCCATCGTTTGAATCTGGCCGCTCAACAGCGCCATGAAGATGGCGGCGATCAAGAGCAAGAAGAAGTTTTGGCTCCAAAGCTCTTGGCGGCTCAAGTATATGCTCACGGCCATCAACCCCGCCCCCAGCGCCAGGCCGATGGATGCGGCGACCAGAATGTGATGGTTGGTATAAATAAAGAAGCCGGCAATATTTAGCGTGCTGGTGACGGCAAAGGCCAGCATGGCGGCATGTACCACCGTTTTGTTGGTTAGAAATTGTTTGATAAACTGTAGTTGATTCATGATGAAACCTTTTCTTTCCTCATGGGTTGCAGAAAGCCTGACGGGTAGATACGACCCGCCAGGCTTCTTTTTTTGACTTGATACTTAACAAACCAGCCCATTGGCATCATAGCCACGGACACGGGCCTTCTTGTCCTTTGTGGCGTACCAGGGCTGATTTAGCTTGGAAATGGTGGTGGCGTAGGCGCCGTTGACATAGACATCAATTGTGCCGGCCTTGCCGCTCGTCTGGGTGACATACTGACCGTTCGTCAGGGCCTGCACGTAACAGGCGTTGCTGGCGGCCAGGGCCGGCGCCGGGCGCAGAAGCAAACCGCAGAGCAACAACACTGCGGCCACACGCCGCCAGCGGAATCGGTGCGGGTGACAAGTGGGGCAAGGCCCATAGGTTGGGTTGTACTCGGTTTGACATCGTGGGCAGCGGAAAAGCCCAAGACGAATTGACAATTGCTTGAAAAATGTGTACATTAGTTTTGAAACCCTTTCATGCTCGAGACGGTTTTACAACTGGGGCAAAGGGCTGTTCGTAGCAGCCCCTTGCCCACCCACACTTGCTACTTCCGGCACTTCGGACAGAAACCATCCTCGTAGAGAAGGCCCCCGCAGCGTAAGCAACGGCCAAAGAAGGTCCGTACCCAGCTATTAATCTTGCTTGTGTTCATGTGTTTGCTCCTTGTAGTTGCCTCTAGTAGTAGAGGATTTTGGATTCCCCGGACGCGCTGCATCGCTACCGAGGGAACGACGCCGATAGTGCATGACCCACAGACCGGCATAGGCGCCGGCCCCAATGCCGATCAGGATGCCGGCTAGATCCAGTAGTGTCTGTAATTTCTCCATTAGCTGTTTCCCCAAGCCACCGCCACCACCAACCGCCGTTGCCCGAATTGCCAGATTGCTAGGCGCCTGCGTACATCAACCATCGGCGCACGTCGCCGAGTGGCGGTCGTTGATCGGCGCAAAGCGGTCGTTGATCGGCGTGCATCGGTTAGGAGACGATGATAGAAGATTGTTGTCACGGCCCAGATCAGCAGCGTCAATGCCCAGCCATCCGGGGTATCGAAGAGAAAGTGAACCGGCGCATACCCGCTGATTGTCAACAACAAGATGATACTGGTGACAGCGCCAGTGCCGATCCAGCGTTCGGTCAGGCCGGCATAGTAAGCCGCCAGCATGGCAATGACGCCCAAAAGAATGGTTAGGGTAATCATGGTTGCTTCCTTTTTGGTGGTACTCTGGTTGCTCCGCCACCTAACAGTGTCCAGAGGAATCGTAACGCCGTTGCGGTCGGCCCGCGGGCGCTGCGGTTGGGTTTGCCCCAAGACGTTCTGGGGGCGATAGGTCTCACGTTGTGCGGTTGCATCACGGCCACAGCGCCGGGAGCCATGCCCGCCACCAGTCCCGCCGCATAACGGTATTGCCTCACGGGCACCCGGATCGTTGCTGTCCGTGTGCCGTCGTCGGCTATGTCAACGTGTGACGCTGGTTTGACTTTAACGCCAAGACCCTCAAGGTACACGATCACCTCATATGGTACGAACGCGGGAACGCAGGCAAACACAATCTTTTCGTGACCGTCCGCGAAGATCGCCCCGATTTCATCAAAGAGTTGATTTACGAAGTCGTCAAACATTCTCACCGCCACCCAGCGAAGGCGTCGCCGTCGTCATCATCATCGCCCGACCACACATCGGCGTTGGTCGGCGTTGGTCGCTGTTCCACCTCCCACTTTGCCCGCTCCGTATCGACCAGCAATTTAGCTTGCTGACTGGCGATCTGGTGGGTGCGTTTGGCGTCCAACACGGTCAACTGCGCCGCCGCCTTCTTCATAGCTGCCTCACCGCTGGATTGCGCTTTGAGTGACTGCATCCGATAGCGGTCGATTTGTGCATCACTGGCATTGAATCGGGTAATGGCATTCAGCGTGTTCTTTTGGATTGCATGACTCAGCAACGCTCCGCCAGCAAAGACAATGACACCCACAACAGCGAAGATCACCAGCACGGTGTAGTCCGCACCAATCGCCCCCTGAAGCCACACCACGGCGACGCAGATGAAGACCAGCACGGCCAACAGCTTTAGAAAATCCCATGTGCCGTCATGTGAGTACATCTATTCACTCTCCTGTCTGTGATACAAAACTACCAATCCGATCAGCGTAACGGACAGGGACAGCAGCAACCCCGCCTGCCCTGCCGACAAATGCACAGCTTGCGTTATCCATAGGTCAATCATTAATCGCCCCCTGTCCCTGTTCGCTGCGGACGTTGCAAGCTAATAATCTTGCCGTCGCCCCCTAACGACTGATTGATCCACTCTAAATACTGTCCGTTTTTGGAACCATAAACCATCCGACACAGTTCGGATTTGCTTGCGCCGTCAGCCATCAAGCGCCGGCATTCAACAGCTTCGCCCCGGGTGAGTGGTCGCTTTTCGCGCAACGGGAACAGCGGTTCTGCGTGCGTAACCGAACCGGTTCTGACCGGCTCTAGACCGGTTCTAGAACCGGTTCTGAGTGGTTCTAGAACCGGTTCTAGCGGTTCTACCTCTGGTGAAAGTGCTGTCGGTGTCAAAACCGGTTCTAGAACCGCCGCAGGTGTTACCGTACAGTATCGTTGATTGATCATCGCCACGGCGTGCCGCTCGTCTAGGCTGTCCATGTAGTAACTTTGAAAGCGGAACAGGTCTAACCCTTTGAGGAAGAGGAAGGCGCCGTTACCCGGCAGCATGTCGGCGCCGGCATTCTTGCGCCGGGTGGCCGTGTACGATTGACCAGCGCTCACCGCGCCAACTAGGCGTAACGGCACATTCGCCTTCATCATCGTTCCCATGCCACCCTCTTCGGTCGGCTGTTGCGTGCAGACCACACAGTTGATTAACTTGCTGCGCCCGATGGACATAATATTGCCCAATGTTTTGATGGCGCCATTGATCTGCGTCAGTTGCGCCAGTTCATCCACCACCAGCAGCAACCGATATGGCTTGAAGTGCGGGCGATCAATGCGCGCCCGCACTTCGGCGGCCACCCGTTCAACCGCGTCGGCCACATCGCCCAACGTCCCAGCAAACGCTAGAACGTGCGGTAGATTGGCGTAGGGCCGCAGATCCTCATTCTTGGGATCAATCAGCACAAGCTTCAATTCATTGGGTGGCGTGGCATAGCAAAGGGAGGTGATAAAGTTGCGAATCAGCACCGTCTTCCCGCTACCGGTCTCGCCGGCAACGAGGATCTGCGGAATCTCGGCCAGGCTAATATGTACCGACTGCTCGCCATCGTGATGACTAATGCCCAGCGCAGCGCTGTGCGGCGGCGTGCGGCGCATGACCGATAATTGCCAGGCCAACGGCTTGCGGGCCGGATGTTCCGCTTCCAGGCGCAGCAGAATGTCATCAAAGCGCAGATAGGTGCGCTTGCGCCGGCTCTGGCTAATCGCCCGCATCAATTCCGGCAACGCTTTGGCAATATCGGCGCCCGTCGTCTTACCGTGCAGCTTCAGCCCAAAGAAGGCCAACTGGTCGCCGCCCGGCGTGCAGCGGCGTGGGTCGATGCTGGCGCCAATCTGCAAGCGTTGCAGTTGGCTGTTTAAAGCCTTGGCGTCTTGAATAATTTGTTGACGTAGTTCCATTACACCCCCTTGTGAAGATGCCTTCAGGACAAGGATCGGGTATAATGGCCCGTGCCTGTCCTGTTGTCTGTTAACAGGATTAGGAAGCCGTAGGTTCGTGTGCAAGCACTAGCCTACGGCGCTTTTTTTGCCGGTTAGGCCGGCATCTCCTCGCACATTTTGTCCCACCATTCACAGGCCTGGACAAACGTGTGTGAACGATCAACGACTCCACACCCCTGCGCCCAGAGCAGGGCCGACAGGGCGCCAATGCTGTAGTCGCGCTGCGTCTCTGCCGCCGTGCGCATGGATTGAATGATCGTCTGAATTTCGCTTTCCAACCGTTCGCGAAAGCCAGGTGGCGCTGTGAACATCGTGACCTCCTATAGAGCAACCGTCATCTCACGGGATAGCTCCTGTAGGAGCTTGGCCGAATCATCTGTGTACACCGTCGCCACCTCTGTATAGAACTGGTGCCGCTGGTTCAGCGCCTCGCTAAAGAGGATGGCCCGACCGGGGTTGTCCGGCGCCTGCGTAAAATCCTCGATAAAGCCGGTTTCAAAGTCGTAGAGGAGTCCCGCATCTTCTAGCGCAATCACTTGCGCGGCGTTGATGTTGAGCGCACAGCCACCGGCTTTCAAATCGTCCAGTTCGGCCTGGACGGTGGCGTGCCGTTCGGCCCGGCGTTGGGCGGCTAATTTCAGCGCTTCCGGTAACGGGATGGTATAGCGGTTCATCAAAAGTCCTTTCATGATTCAGGAAATTGCAAATAACTGACAATCTACCCGCACGGTCAGGTTGTCTAGTAGCGCCGTGCGTGCTACTATGGGAGACAGGCTATCGCTGCTCCGCTGATTCGCCTGCCTCCCAACAGGCGTTGGCTCATTCACACATCGCTGCTCACATCGCTACAACAGAGTTGGAAGGAAAACCGATGAATCTACTGGATGCCTTGGCCGAATTTTCGACCGCCAAGGCCACCAAACTATCGCCGAAAACCATTGAATGGTACGGCATCTGGATACGCGCCTTTGCCCACTGGCTTTCGGAGCGTATCGCCGCCGGCAAGATCTCGGCAGATGATTGGCTACAACCCGCCACCTTTGAGCAATACTATGCCTATCTGGCGGCTGCCAAGGATGCCAAGACACCAGGCCGCGGGCTACAACCGGCCTCGGTAGCCGGTGCGCATCGTTCGCTGCATGTCTTTTTTGGCTGGTTGAGTAAACGCAAGCGCCGCGATGGCGCCACCTATCTGCCCTGGAATCCGCTCACCGAAGTGGAGACGCCCCACGTTCCCCGGCGCCAACCGCGCCGAACAACGCCGGACGAATACGAACGGTTGTTGCAATCCATTCCGTTGGCAAACAACTGGATTGACCTACGAGACTACCTGATGGTCAGCACGTTGTTTCTGTGCGGCATCCGGGTCAGTGAGCTATGCAGGTTGAAGATTGAAGATTACGATGTGCTGAATCGGCTGATCATCGTGCGCAAGAAGGGCGGCGACGATCACCTGGTGCCGATGCTAGAGCCGGTCATGCGCGCCTTCGTGGCCTATCTCTACTCGCGCCCGGCCTGGGCCGAAAGCTATGTCTTTTTGTCGAGTGATGGCTGGAAGGGTGCGGATGGCGTGCTAAGTACGAACGGAGTGCGCCAGCGCTTGACGCAACTGTGTGAGCGGGCCGGGGTGAAGCGCTTGACGCCCCACAAGTTTCGGCATGGCTTGGCGCGCTATATGTTGGATAAAGGCGCTGATATGTCGTTGATTCAACGCATTCTGGGTCATCAACGGGTGTCAACCACGGCGGATATTTACGCGCTGTGGGACAATCTAGAGGGCGTAACCGCCCAATACAAGGCGATTATGACGGAAATAACCCAAGGCCGCCACGGTCGCCAACCTAACGAAAAAAGTAAATAGCATTTACCGAAGCCACAGCGCTTAATTTGGGATCAAACACTCAGGGCAAGCTATGCGTAAGTCTATCCCTGACTTACCCAACAGAGGCTTCAGGATTGATTGTGGATCAAGATGTTGAGGGTTCGAGCCCCTCCAAGCGCCCAAGAACCCGAAGGGGTTCAACACCTTGATAATCTAAAAGAACGTTCGTTACGTTGTCACACTGTCGTTGACTCCCAAAGGAGTGATCATAGACCTTGTAACGCTCGCTCAGTCTAGTAGGTTGTTAAGGTTCTGGGAAATCGCTCCGGCCTAGTTTCTCGGCTGAACCGGAGCGATTCTATTTCTCAGGCGCTGACGGAAGCAATGAGATTCCATTTACTTCCGCATACTCGACCAGGTCTTTTTCGAGAATTCGATATTGTCCAGTCGGGGTTGGGCGTTCAGCTTTTAGCATTCCTGCTTTGATGAGACGCTCTACCATCTTTTGCGAATACTGGAGTCTCTCGGCTGCCTGGCCGGTTGTCAGTTTGTTCATAGCGGCCTCACAGTCGTTTACCTGATTACTTCCCGTCTCTCTTGTCGTGTTTGAGGAAGTTGTCGCAATCATATCACGGTTTTTATTCGGTTGTCAACTAGAAATTTTGTTCTAATTTGAGGACGCCGGTTAAAGGCGGTTAGTGGAAATGTTGGGCGGTGTGAACCGTCCATTTTTTCTGAGCTAAAGCTTACGTTTAGTCTTCGTGAACTTTACTTTTTTGCACCCAAACCCACACTGTACCCTTCATTGCCGCCTCTTCTATGAAAGGAATGCCCAGTCATGCGTAAAGTGCTGCGTATTCTTGCCTGGATCTTTTTCTGGCCTGTGCTGTTGCCCGTTTGGTTGTCTTACAAATACCCAACGTGGTTACGGTGGCTATTCTGGGCTGTCGCCATTATCTTCTTGGCTGGTGCCATTTCTGCGGAGAATACCAACAACGGCGTCTTGTCGGGTGGGCTTTTCTTGGTGAATCTGCTCGCCATTGGGCTATATCTGCTAAACAAGATCATCACCTTTGTTGCCGGCAAGCTACGGTCAACGCCCGTGTCGTCTGCTACCCCCCTTGCTATTGCCCCTATGCCTGCCGCTGCCACTGCCGTTTCCATAGCGGCCCATCAACCTACTCAGCTTCTGCCATACCAACGATCAACACAAGCCGATTTGAGCAGCTTGGATGCGCTGGAAGGGATTGCGTTTGAACACTTTGTCGCCGATCTACTGGCTTCGCGTGGCTACAAAACGGAAGTCACCCAAGCCTCCAATGACTATGGTATTGATGTGATTGCGCTTAAAGACAACATTCGGTTTGGCGTTCAAGTGAAGCGGTATACAGGAAGTGTTTCGCGTACCGCCATCAGTGACGCCGTGGCCGGGTCACGTCACTGGCAGTGTCACGCCAGTATGGTGGTCACCAATAGCTATTTCACCAGTTCCGCCAAGCAACTGGCCGATTCAACCGGCTGCATCTTGATTGACCGCGCCGTTCTCGCCCAGTGGTTGGCGGAAAAGAATTTGACTAGCGTTCCTGCATAAAGGAGAAGACACACATGGAACAACTACTTTGCACCGCAATTCAGACGGCGCTCGACCTCACCCACAAGTCAATTAACCGGGGTGTTGAGGTGGACAAGGTCGAAGAGATGGACAAGGTCTTTGCCACCCACTACGCCGCCATCATCGCTGCCATCAACGCTAATCCGCTTCAGGAAACGGTTGTACCGCGCACGTCAGATCCGCTGGTACGCTCCGTTGGATGAGCGCCCACGCGGCTTGAGCCATCGTACAGCCGCCTTGCTGGCTGATCCGTTTGATATTCTTGATCAGGTCAATCGCTGCCGTTACTTTCTCTTCCTGGAACGCCGGTTGGTTGCGTTCGTTATCCAACACGGCCAATCGGCGTTCCAGTGCCGCCAGGCGTTCCTCAGTGGATAGTAGATTCATTTCCCCTCTCCTTCTGCTTGTGTTTCCTGGGAAACAGGCGCCGCCTGCTGCGCTTCCATCTCTTGCACCAGCAACAGCGCGCCTTCAATGCGCTGGATGCCCCGGTCAAGCTCTACCAACGACGCTTTGAGCGCGTCTTGCTGGTCGATCATCTGGCGCCGCTGATTAAGTAGATTCTGTTTTCGTTGTTGCAGGGTCATGTGGTCTGCTCCTCTACCGCTTGCGCCAACGTGGGCGTACTCATGATCAAATCCAACGGACGTTTGCCCAGGTCAACCTGCTGGCCGTTGACCGTGACTACAATCGGCGTAGCCAGCCAAACCGTATAGCTCGCCCACATGGCCTGCACGGCGCGTAGATAGGCCGCGTCGTACTGGCCATCGCCAACAGCCCCCGCCGGCGTGGTGAGGATGGCGGACGCCAGCCCGCCGGCAAAGTCCCAGCGCGTTTTGCCTTCTGACGCGATTTGAACCTGCACTTTCGTCACAATCAGCGCCGCCCGGATCAACGCCTCGAACTGGCGGATGGCACTGGCGTTCATATCCGCCGCCTGCTGCTGATCCGCCTGTACCGCATTCGCAATCTCGCGTGTTAACATGCTCGTTTCTCCAATTCTGCTACTTTCGCCTTTAACTCTTCGATCTGGCCTTGCTGGGCCTGCATGGCCGCAATCAGATAGCCGAAGAGATTGCGCTCATTCAACGCCGGGATCTGCCCCTCGCCATCATTCTCAGCGAACCAGGCCCCCCGATCCTCGTCCCTGATCACCAACCCGGCATACTGTCGCCGGCTGGGATCGCCCTTGAGATGATAGTGGAAGAGCTTTGCCGCCAGCACCGCATCGAGCGCGGCCTGCGGCTCTGACCATTCCGTAATATCCTCTTTGATGCCGGCCCAACTGGTTTGCGTCCCCACCACGGATCCGCTCGTATCCGTGGCAGAGGTTGGCTGTGCGCCGCTCACGATGCGCAGGTTTCCAGAAGCATCGGGCCAAATGGAGTAGTAGGTGCCAGCCCGATTGTGGATCACAGCACTGCCAGCCGATGGCGTGCTGGCGCTATTGTTGTAGCCCACTTGGAAACTTGGCCCTGTCCCTGTACCATTATCGAAATTGCTAATTTGTGCAGCCCTGGCCGCCGCCTGGGCTATAAAATTGAATGCTAATGTGCTATTGTATAGAATTTGCAACCCGCTGGCCGTATTGGATACGGGCATATTGATATTCAGTCCGTTGGCGTTCGTGGCCGGAGCCACCGTCTGCGTTGTCGTAAAGCTCTGCGCATTCGCCAGAATCGCCAGGCGATTCAGGTTGAGTTTTCGATCCTTATCAGTCGCTCCAGCACTGGCATCAAAAATCGGCAAAAAGTCACCGGCGACGGGGTCGCTACACTCGTTTAGTTGTTCTAAATAGCGTGGCATCGTGTTTGTATTTCTCCTGAAGAATTATGGCGCTGTTGTTCTAATGCTAAGCACATTAGACGCTTCGAGATCCCCGTTAATGCTAACATCTCCGGTGACTGTGGTGACGCCCGTGCTGCCGGCCAGCGACAGCATCGCCGTGACCACCCCGCCGCTGTTGTACGCTGCCAGATCCAAAAATCCCGCGGCGCTGGTTGCGTCACCACCATCCGCCACACTGCGCCCAGCCGTCAAATAGACGCGCATGGGGGATAGGTCGGACAGCGCCCACAGCCGGCCGGCCTTGCTGCTGTTGGCAAAGGTCGCTGTTCTGTACAGCGACAACCCGGATGATACATTATCATTGGCAATCCCGATCCCGGTACGATCAATGATCACAGCGCCGTTGCCGGCATAAAGCTTGCCCGTCGAAGCACGTGCGTACCATTGCACGTTGGTGCCGTCTGTGCCTAGTAGATCCGTGCCATCCCACGCCAACCGAGCGCCCGCCGTGCCACCCAAACCCATTTTTCCCGTGTTGTCAAAGTACATCGTCCAGGCTGACCCGCTATAGTAGCCCATCTTGTCGGCGCCCAGGAACAGGCCCGCGCCGCCAGGCGTCCCAATGGTTGCTCCCGGTAGGACTTTGGTAATCAGGTTGCCGCCGCTATCTAGCCCAGCGTTTAGCTTGGTGCCTTCGCCGGCGTTGATGCCCGATAACGATGTCGGTCTGTCGCTAAAGTTACCATAGCCACTGCCACCGGTCACGGTGATCACCCCGCGCACATTGACCGCGCCCGGATAGCTGGCGTTGCCAATGTCCAGTGCGCCGGTTGCCGGGTTGAACTTTAGGCCAGTTGTGTTGTCGGCGTCCACATCCGTCCCCAGGCGGAATTCGCCATTGGCCGTAATCCGGGCGGTCGGGTTGCCGTTGTTCCACTCGGAATCGATTTTGTAGGAGAACATCTGGAGATTGGACGCCACCAGGTAAGGCGCGCTGGCGTTGCTCAGGTTGGAACTGAGGACAATCCCATGCTGCTCAATCCCGCTCACCCCCGGCAACCCCACCCCGTCCAGCCGCCCAATGCGCACTGTCGGCGTGATCTGACCATTCCAGGGTTCCTCGCCGCTCAAAAAGACTTGCATATAGGGTGCATAGTTCTGATCCGCTGTCAGATAAATGCGGCCATCACCCGGCTTGCCGTAGGAGATGATGGCGGTGCCAGCCGGGATGATCAGCCCGTTGGTGCCGCCACTTTTGAGCGTGTAATAATACCGATAGTAATCGGTCATGTCCTCGACCCGCGTTACCACGCCCCATACATCCCATAAATCGATACCAACGCCCAGCCCCAGAGCCTTGCAGCGGACGATGTCCCGGGCACTGAGAATCATCGCATGGCCCGAAGGTGGGTCGGTAATCGCGAAATAGTTTTCGATGGTGCGCAGCGTGAATTGGCTACCGCTACCCAGTGCGCTGGTGGTGCGAATGTCGAACTGGCTCCCACTCCCCAACGCACTGGTCGTGCGGATGTCGAAGACGGCTTCAATGCCGACCGACACGTTCACCGTGGCATCCAGCTCCAACTTGCCCGCCGGCGCGATGTACAGCGTGCCGCCACTAGCATGAAACTCATTCATCGTAAAAATCGACGCGTGCAGCGCGCCGCGAATAAAGGCATTGTTGGCTTCCAGGTTGCCCTGGGGCGTCATTTGCCAGCCGGTCAGGCCGCTGACGAAGCCGGGATTGCCTGACTGTAAATTACCCTGCGAATCGAGGACAATAATTTCCTGGCCAGTGCTATCCTCCACGCGCCACATGCGCGCCGTCTGGCCGCTCTTCTGCTTCAAGAAGAGCGTGATGTCATCGTTGGCGGCGCTTTGCACTTTGAGTGCAGCGGTCGTATCAAACGCCGTCCCTACCGCCGCCCCTGTCGGCCCCACATTGACCGCCACCGTCCCCCCAGCGACGAGAGCGACAATGTCACCGCCCGGCAAATTCACGCCGGTATTCGTATCGATCAACCCGGCGACGCTGGGTGCACCTGATGTTCCAGCATCGACCAATACTTCTCCGCTGACCTCAATGTCGGTGTTGGCGTAGATCGTGCCGCCGAAGTAACTGGGCGTTGTGCCGGCGGCATAGAACGCATAACTCAGTGTGGCGCCAGATAGCGGCGCGCAATAATACCCATACTGATTCGTGACAGTGGCGCCACCTAAGCTCGCATTCAGCGCATGAAATACGGACAGATTGCTGATCGTGCCGGTGTACCCGGCTTGCCCCAACAATTGCCCCTGGTTTAAGCGCAAGTTGCTAATATTGGATGAGCTATTGTCTAGGCGCAAATTGTTGTTGAGATTGAGCAGGTTGGTCAGTGCGCCTTGCGGTTCGGCGGTCGGCACCCAACGAAAAACCTGTGCGGTGGTCTGGGCGGCGTGCCGAACAATCGCCGACGTGTTGAAGAGGAAGCCGGCACTATCGTAGGTACCCTCCAACGTAAAGCCACCCGTTTGCCCCGTCGCTGGACGATGGGTCATCGCATAGCCCGTCAATGGCGTGCCATTTAGCGCCGCCTGCCCAGTCGCATTGAAGCGTAGGCGCTCGGCCCCGGCTGTCACGATAGATAAACTATCCGCCGCCTGGCGGTAAACGCCCGTGGTTGGACTGGCCGAAAAGGCCCAACTGGGCGCGCTCAGGCTGCCACTCGGCAGCAACAGCGGCCCCGTCATCGTATCCCCGGACGCCAGCACATACGCCGGGTGGGGGTCGGGCGCCGCCACATGCGTGGCCAGCGCGCTGCTTATATCCGCCGCCACCCACGGCGCCTGGGTGCGGTCGAGGTCCCCATCGTGATAGGGACCCGCCAGATCATGAGCCACCAGGCCGCTCTGTTGCACCGTCACCCGCGCCGCCTCGCTCACCCACGGCAACAAATAGGGCTTGAGATCCTTCGCTAATTCAGAAAGCTTCATCCTTGCGTCACCGCCCCCACATCCCACACGCCTGGCGCCCCCTGCGGTTCTAACCGCAGCGCCCCATCACTCCACTCTGCCCGCTCGATGAAGATGTTGGCCAGGCTCGCCAACGAATCCACATTTGCTGGCACATCCGCCAACCGCACCCACTGCCCTGCCGGCAGCCGGCCCGCCGGCAGATCCCGCCCCGTGGGCATCCGCAACCGGCCATCACTGGCCAGCAACAAATTATTCTCGCCCGATCCCGACTGCACCTGCAAACGCAACACCCAATCCGGCGTCGTCTGCACCAACAACCGTACCCCCCCGGTTGCCCCCGCCGCCGCCAGCGCCTGCACCTCTGCCAACGCCGTGCTGTCACCCGTTCGGTATTGGTTAGACGCAACACCACTACCGATGACGATATCCAGCGCCGTAAAGTGCTGGTTGCACACCGTGTAAATCTCCTGGATCTGCCGCGTCGTCTCCCACGCCCCCAGCACTCGGAAGCACAGATCAGCATTCGTCGCCCGGTTGGTCCACACCGAACCTGTCCACAGCCGCAGCGCCCCCCGGCCATAGCCCAGATCCTCATCCACCGCCACGATATAATAATTATCGATATTGTCACTACCCGTGCGGAAGATAACAATCCAATACGTCACGCCATAGCTGATCGACACCACATTCCCCAACGGGAACGCCACCCAACTCGCCGTCGGATAAATCGACCCCGCCGTCACCGTCGTCTGTGCCAGCACCGTACCCGGCGCCCCACCACTATCTGCGCACAACTGCACCGTCACCCCATCGGACGGCGACCCCACCTTCTTGACGTTAAGCGCGATGTGGTCAACCGTCCAACTCGTATTTGCTGCCAGGCTGAAGCTCTGCGCAATCTTCTGCCCGTGGACCGTCATCGTCACCGTGGCGCCCGGCATCTCATTCACAAAAACGCTGCTCGTGCGAATACTTCCCGCTTGGGCCAAGGTGAGGCTGGCGCCCGCCGCCTCTGTCCCCACATTCGGCGCCACCGTAATCGCCGCCGCCCCGCCCCCCTTCACCCGGTAATAGCCGTTGTGGCTGGCACTCCCCGATAGCTGAAAAATATCGTTGGCGCTCAGGAAGTTCAACCGCTCCGCACTATCCACCAGATCATCAGTCGGCTGAATCGCAATCGTGTTGGCCGTGTAACTGCTACCATCTCGCCCACTCGCCGTCAGCAGATGCGTCCCGTTGTTGCTGGCGCTCCCCGTCACCTGCACGTTGCTGTCCTTGGGCAGCGCGTCGAAGCGATTGCCCATATCATGCAACCGCCCATCCTGCGTAAAGCCAATGCTGGTGGCCGTCAGGCCCTGCCCAAGCGCCTGTTCCTGGCCCCCGTCCGTATGCTCTTCCAGCCCGGCCACCTGGCTATAATAGCGCCAATCAAAGGTCTCCAGCAGCCCCACCGCCCGGATCGTCGCCCCTGGCGCCCCCCCATTCAACCGCAGCAGCGCATTCGGCTTGCTCAACGTCGCCAACAACGTATCCCGCAACGCCGTCGCCTGCGCCGGCGCCACATCCGCCGCCGTGTGCAGAAGCTCTTTATAGCCATAGCGCGCCACGCTCTCGGCATCTTCCGCCCACGCCGTGGTGGCGCGCACATCCGACCCGCCCGCGTCCGTGGTCGAATAGGCCACCGCAATCCGGTTATACATCCCCTCCAGCGATAGCCCCACCTCAAAGGCGCCCAACTGCAACGTCACCTCGTTGATCAGCCCGCCCCACACCGCTTCCCCCGCGCCATCCCGAATCCGCAACCGATAACCCAGCCAGCGCAACAACGCCCACAGCGCGTCAGTCGGCCCCGTCGCCGTCACCGCCGCCTGATCAGCGCCCTTCGTCGCGCTCGCCCCATAGCGCTCCACGGTTGCCATCACCCCATTGGGCCACGGCAGACTATTGCCCCCGCTCTCAATCTCAGCGCTCATCATAACGTCAACCGCCGTTTGCGATAGTAGACGCGCACCGTAAAGGTGTTGGTAATCACCGGCGCCCCCGTCCCCTCATCATGCAGCACATAGATCCGTTGCAACAGATTGGGCTGCAACCACAGCGGCATCTGGATCGGCGTATAAATCGGGCTGCCCCCACCATACACCGCCCCCTCAATCCCATCCAGCGTAATCACCCCGCCAGCCGGGATCGATAACCCCCGCTGCCGCACCTGGGCAAAAGAATCCGCCGGCGTCAATTGCACGAAATCCAACCCCAGCGTCACCCCCGCCACCGACCGCACCATCAACAGCAGCGTCAGATCTCCCCAGCTCACAGCGCCGACACTGGGCGGCAACGGCAGCGCCCCCAGATCCACCAGCGCCACTTCACTGCTCACCAGCCGTTCATCGCCCACAAACAGATCCACCAACCCCGTGCTATCGCGCACCACCGGACGCAGATAGCACGATCCGCTGATCGACGCCAGGCGCGCCAGCAATCGGAAGAAGCGCCCTTGCGCCGCCTGCATCGTCGCCGCCGGCAACGTCCACTGAATAAAGCTGCTCCCCGTCACCGTCTTGCTGAGATACGCGCCACCGCTGCAGCTGCTCAGGCTAACGCTAGTGCCATAGCTCGGCGCCGCCGCTTCCCCTTCAATCATGTGGGCGAAGTTAACCGGGTCGCTATAGGCATTCAGCCCAATATAAATATTCCGATAATCTTGACTGCTCGCCGTCGCATTCGCCAACGTAATCAGCGCCGGCGTCGGCAACGATCCCCCCACCTGCCCCGCCGCAACCTGTCCCCAGTTGCCACTACTGGCCGCCGCGTCGCCGTCCGTGTGGTTGCCAATCGTCCGTCCCCCTGTTGCCGCAGAAGAGATTTTATTGCTGATCGCCAACTCACCCTCTCCCGACTCCCAGAAGTTGACCCGCTCCAGCAGCAACACCGCCTCAACCTTGCGCGTCGATTGCGTATCCAGCGCCCCCTCGGCAAAGGTCAACCGGCCATCCAGGATCTCACTCCGCCAATACTCACTATCCGCGTCTAGCCACATCTCCAGATAAACCCGCGTGCCGGCCTGGTCTGCCTGCCGCTTGCGTGCCGCCACCAAATGCCGTTCAATTGCCCATGCCACCGCCTGCACCGCCGCCGCCGTCGCGCCAAAGAGCAGCAACGGAATGCTATCCACCACCGTAGGATCACCAACCGCCCCCACGCGCGGGGTATAGCCCTCAGTCACCATCACATCACCAGACACCAGGCTATAGGTTGTCCCACCCTGATTGAGCCGCAGCAACACCGCCATACCCTACCCCCGCCGCCGCTGAATAATCGCCGCCACCCGATAGGCCAGATCCTCAATATCCAACTGGCTCGCCACGTTGGCATTGATCACAATCTGCACGCCACCAGCCCCCACCAACGCCGGCTCCCGTCCCACCGGCCCTAGCAGCGACTTCCCCTCGCCCGTCCCACCCGTCGTCGCCGTCCCATTGGTCGTCGCCGTCTCATCACTCCCACCCAACCAACTCGGCAACTTCGGAAACGATGGCCAACTCCAATTAAACAACCGTTCCAACCACGCCGGCATCCCCAACCCCGGCCACGCCCAATCCACCAGGTCGCTCACCCAGCCGGGTTGGCTAATAAACGACGGCCACTTCCACACCACCAACGCCAACACCCAGCCCGGCTGCGTAATAAAGAGCGGCCAGCCCCAAACTAGCAAGGTCGTCACCCAATCCGGCACTACAATAAAATCGGGCCACATCCAATCCATCAACGTGGTAATCCAGGCCGGCGCCGCAAAATTCAGCGCCACATCCCCGGTAAATAATTTGGTAATCCAATCGCCCAGCGCCGTCAGCTTCGCGATCGCCCCATCCACATCCACGCCAAAGCCGCGCAGGATGTTTGCCAAGTCCGTAAACGTTGCCACAATCGTATCCCGGACAACCCCCAGCAATGTCTCAACAATTTCGTTTAAGTCCACAAAGACCGTGCTGATCGTATCCGCAAATGAACGAACCAGATCGCCCGCCGCACTCCACGCCCCAGCCCAGTCACCCGTAAGAACGGCAACCACCAGCGCCGTTGCCGATCTCACGATATCCGCCAGCCCATTGAGCAGGTCGGTTACGGTGGTCAGCGCCTCCTCAACAATTTCCGGCAACGCCGCAAAGGTGCTGCCAATCAGGTTGATCCCAGTCACCATAACCGCAACCACGGCCCCCCCAAACAGGGCGATGATCGGCTGCATAGCGTTCGCTAGATTTTGCAAAGCGTCGATAGCGGTCTGCACCTGCGGCCCTAACGTGCCAAAGCCATCTCGCACCCCTGCTATACTCTCTATAATGCGCGTAACCGATGGCCCCAGCAGTTCCTGTAACTGTCCTAACCCGGCACCGATTGCATCGAGCGCTGTTTGCATCGTCGCCCACGCTTGGCCGACCGCAGAAGCGATGGCCGGCCAAGCCGTCTCCCATGCCCCTTGCAGCACCGTCAGCCCCGCCGGCACAGTCGTCGCCAGCCAATCACGCAGCGTTGTCAGCGTCGGCTGCATCGCCGCCCACGCGTCCACCACCGCCGACCGCACCCCGCCCCAATCATTCTCCCAAGCGTTGCGCATCACCGCCACCGCCGCCACCGCGCCCAGCACCGCCCCGACCACCGGCGCCAGCGCCGCCACCAGCCCAGCCAGCGCCACCGCCACCGACCCGCCGATGATGCCAGCCAGCACGATCAAAATATCCTGCCAGCCCACAAACGCCGCAACCGCGCCGATCACCGGCTGCACCACCGCCAACACCGCTGCAATAAAGGGCTGCCAGCCCGCCACCGTTGTCTGAATCGCCGTGTAGAGACTCCCCAGCCAGCCAGCCAAATCAAAAATGCCCTGCACCAACCCCGGAATATAGCTCGCTGCAATCGCCACGACCGCCGCAAAGCTGCCAAAGAAGGCCACAATCCGCCCGCTATTTTCGCTCACAAAGGCCGTCAACTGTTCCGCCAACTGGCGCACCACCGGCAAAAAGGCATCGCCGATCTGGATCTTCACCGTCTCCACCACGCCGCCCAGAATTTCCAGCGCCCCCTTGGTGTTATCCATGCGCGTCTTAGCCGCTTCCAGGGCATCCACCTGCCCCATCTGCACTTGCAACGCCTCAAAGGCCGTAATCCCATCCTTGGCCACCCCGTTGAGCGCCTCCTGGCTCACACCCAACTCTTTCGCCGCCAGCGCCACGTCGGTGTAAATCACCTTGCCACTATCGGCCAGCGCCACCGCCGCCCGCATGGCATCCGTCCCGAAGATGGTACTCAGCGCCGCATTCTTCTGCTCTTCTGTCAACCCGGCCAGCGCCCCTTGCAGCAAGCTGGCGATGTACGCCATGCTTTTCAGGTTGCCCTGCGCGTCAAAGAATTGATTGCTGCCATCCGCCGTAATCAGCCCCAACTCTTTCATAGCCGCCGCCGCCCCGTCTGACTTAGGGATCAGCGTCTGTAGCATCGTCTTAAAGCTTGTGCCGGCATCACTCCCCGACCCGAAGAGCGGCGAAATCGCCGCAATCGTCGTATTGAAGTCGCCAAACTCTACACCCACGGCCGAGGCCACGCCACCAGCCTGCGCAATCGCCAATGCGTAGTCATCAATCGTGAATTTGCTGGCATTAGTCACGCCGGCGATCCCATCCACCGCGTCCATATAGCTGCCCGCCGAATCCTTAAATTGATTCATCACATCGGTCATAATGTCCGCCGACTGGGCAAAGTCGCCGCCCGTGGCGTTGGAGAGCAACACGGTGGCCTCTGCCGCCCCCTCCATAATCTCCGTCATCGCCACGCCATTGCGCGCCAATGAATCAATCGCCTCCGCCGCCTCCAGTGTCGTGACCGTCAGGTTGGGGTTCATCCCCAAGCCCAAGATCAATTCCTTCAGCGGCTCGACCTCTTCCCGGCTGCGCTGCATACTGGATGCAATGACACTCATGCCGCTTTCTAGGTCCATGGCCATCTGGGTGCCATCGACCGCCGTCGCCGTCAACGCCGCCCCCAGCGTCGCCAGCCCGGCCACCGCCGCCCCAGCCGCCACCCGGCCAAAATTGCCCAGCACCGATCCCACACTGTTGGCGCGCTGCTCCACACCCCCAATGCTCGCCTCGACACGGTTAATCCCGCGCACAGCATTGCCGGTGTCCGATTCAAACTTAATTAAGAGATTTGCGACCGTCTGCGCCATTGTTCCGCTTCAGCATGATTCTCGGCGCTTTGCGCCGCCAATGCAGCGTGCATCCACCAACTAGGCTGCTCCGCCAACTCCCACGGCGTGCAGTTCATATAGCGCGCCGCCTGTAGCAAAAAATACCAATCCGGTGGCTCCCCGACTAGCCCGCCGCTACCAAGCCACCGTTCAAGGGCGCGGCACTCGTCGCGTTTGGGCGCATGTCCCCGGTAATGCCCTGCACCACCAGCCCCAGGAAGGCGATGGGCAACTTCCGCAACGCCGCCTCGGTCGTCGGGTAGGGCTTCTCATCATCGCCCACCAGCTCCCAACTCACCAACACCTTGGCCAACAACTTGCACAATCCGCCCCCCGCCCGGCTCCCATCCACCTGATCCATCATCGCCGCTTCCGTCGCCGGCGTCAGTTCCGAAGGCCGATACGTCACCGTCAGCTGCTCCCCATCAATCGGAATCTCCACCGTCCGCGCATCCTTCACCAACTGCCCCACCTTCATCTTCGCCATCCACCAATCTCCTAATCACGAATCACGAATCACGAATCACGAATCACGAATTACAACGTCGTCAACGTATTATTCACCTGAATTTCCGTACTCTTTCCCCACGTCGTATCATGCACCTGATCAAAGGTCCACTCAATGGCGTACACCCCTTCCTGATCCTTAAACTCGCTGACCGCTGTCACGATCCCACAGATCGAATGCTGGAAGAGCCACGTATGGGGCGTGGCAATAATCGGCCCGGTTGCCCGTAGCTGGATAAAGCGCTTCGTCCCCGCCCGCATCTGCGTCAACAACCCCATCCCAACCGCGTCGGCCGCCATCAGCAGTTTGAACTGTGCCTTGGGTTCCAACTCCACATGGGCCGCCCAACTCGTCTGTGCCGAGTCAATCGGCCACACCGGCCCCACTTTGCTGGCCACTTCGTAATCGGCCTGGAAGACGCGCAAAAGCTTCGTTGTTCCCAGCGCCGCCGACGTTGCATCCATAAAAATCGCGACTTCGGTCGGCAGGACTGGCTGAAGGGCAATCTCCGTAGGCGTCGCCGTCAGCGTGACCCCATCAATCAACCGCTGCCCGATCAGCGATCCCTTGGTCGTGAACTCATCCCGACCAAGGGTATAGCCCCACGAATCGAAAATTCCGTAGCCCATCTCATGCGCTCGCACAGCCGATCCCACCTCCACAGTATAGGTGCGCGCCGAATCCGGGGCCGCCTGCGCCGGCGAAAAGGTCCATTTGTACGCAGTGGTTACGCCCTGCTGCACCGGCGCCGCATAGTTAAAAATCGAAGAGAGCGGATAGACGATGTCTGTATAGACCATCTGCCCCTGCATCCCCGCCGTCGTCCACTCCTTGCCCTGGGCGCCCACCGTCGCATACTTGCCGCCCAGCGGTCGATACATCTTCACCGCCGTCTGGATTGTCGGGCTGATCTGCGTCGCCAATAGCTTCCGATTGGCCGGCACAATCGTACCCGGCGTAACCTCCACCCCGATCTGAACAACCTGAGTAATCCCCGCTCGCTCTGACATCTCCTCCTACCTTTCCCCTATCTCTCGTCACTGCACAAAAATCCGATATAACCCCCCCAAATGCCGATACTGCGTCTCCCCGGCCACCTCCACATAGCGGATCGGCTGTTCCCGCGTACATGCCAGAATCACCCCATCCACCACGCTCCCCGTCTTGCCCTGAAGAACCGTATCCATTCGGTCCGCAATCGCCTTCAACGGCCCATAGCTCGGCCCCTGGCCAATCACCTTGATCTGGTAGATCGCATTGACCATAATCCGCGCCGTCCCCACCCCCATCACATCCGTACCATCCATCAACGTGAAGAGGAGATACGGAAACACCGCCCCCTGGGGCGCCACATCGCCATAACAGCGCGTCCCCACCGCCGCCGCCAACGTCGCATCCCCCGTCAACGTCGCATAGAGCCACTGGTCAACCCGAAGAACTTCGATCACCGCACCGCCTCCGTCACCACCTTAGAAAGGCGCCGCTTCAACTTCGCCACCGCCCGCTCCCCCGCCGGCGTCATAAACGGACGGGCCGGCAGCCGCACCGTCCCAAACTCATGGAAGTGGCCGTAAAACATCAACGACACCACCGACCAACCGCCCCGGATTCGGCGCACCTTAATCCCCTTCACCAGGTCGCCCGTATCCTTCGGCGCCAACCGCCGCGCCTCATCCCGCGCCTCGGTCGCCACTTCCTTCATCGTCGCCGGCGCCGTCACCCGCAACGCATTCCGCACCGCCGGCAACTGATTTTTTGTAATCTGAAAACTACCCGCCATCATCCATCCCATCTAGCTATTGGTCACTTGGTGGGGAAGACGGAATCGAACCGCCACCAACGCCGCGCCGTGCTTGCCGGCGAGAAGCGCCGCTGCACCCCTCAACACAACGGCAGCGCCAGTGCCGCCAGGCATCCCCAAGACTGACTACGCGACCAACCGCCTAAACCACCTCACGACACATCACCACCTGTTCCCGCTGCCGCCCCTCCGGGTCACCAATCGTGATA